CCCAATCCTAATGGTAGATTTTTAGTTTCATGGGTACCGCCTAAGAACATACAAAACAATGTAATAGTAAAGCAAGGGGCTAAATATCCAGGTAATGAACACATTGGGGCATTTGGATGTGACTCTTATGATATATCAGGTACAACTGATGGAATAGGTTCAAAAGGTGCATTACATGGGCTAACTAAGTTTAGTATGGAAGATGCTCCACCAAATACATTTTTTCTTGAATATATTGCAAGACCTCAAACTGCTGAAATATTTTTTGAAGATGTATTAATGGCTTTGGTATATTACGGCATGCCTATACTGGCAGAAAATAACAAACCAAGACTCTTATATCATTTAAAACGAAGAGGTTATAGAGGTTTTTCAATGAACCGCCCTGATAAAGTTTGGAATAAATTATCTGCTGCTGAAAAAGAAATAGGCGGAATACCAAACACGTCAGAAGATATAAAACAAGCGCATGCTGCTGCAATTGAAACTTATATAGATAATTATGTAGGGTATAATGAAAATGGCAGTGGTAATATATATTTTAATAAAACATTAAACGATTGGGCTCGTTTTGATATAAATAATAGAACAAAATTTGATGCTGCAATTAGTTCTGGTTTAGCAATAATGGCGTGTAATAGGCATCTATATCACCCAAAACCACGATACGAAAAACCATCATTAGATATAAAAATAAAAAGATTTAACAATAAAGGAATGCATTCGCAAATAATTAAATAGCATGGCTGAAACAATATTAAAAAGTTCATTTCCAAGTCAAATAGCAAGTGACGCAGAGAAAGCTAGCTCAGAATACGGACTGCAAGTTGCACGTGCTATTGAGCATGAATGGTTCAAAAGAGACTCAGGCAATACTCGCTTTTATTCTAATAGAGATGAATTTCATAGACTTAGATTATATGCTAGAGGTGAGCAATCAGTAAAAAAATATAAAGATGAATTATCAATTAATGGTGATTTATCTTATCTTAATTTAGATTGGAAGCCTGTGCCAATCATTCCAAAATTTGTTGATATAGTAGTTAATGGAATGTCGGACAGACTTTATGATATTAAAGCATTTAGTCAAGACCCTGCTTCTGTACAAAAAAGAACAAATTATATTGAATCTATTTTAACTGATATGCAGACTCGTGAAATATCAGATCAGATTCAACAACAATTGGGTATTAATGTATATAATAATGACCCAAATACTTTACCAGAAAGTGAAGAAGAGTTGTCATTACATATGCAACTTGAATATAAGCAATCAGTTGAAATTGCCGAAGAACAATCCCATTTCTGCTGTACTTAATAAAAATAATTATGATTTAACACAAAAACGTGTTAATTATGACTTAACAGTTATTGGTATTGGTGCGGTTAAAAATGAATTTAATAAATCAGAGGGTATTAAAGTAAAATATGTTGATCCTGCTGATATTGTTTATTCATATACTCATTCACCTTATTTTGATGATATATATTATGTTGGAGAAGTAAAGAGTGTAACTATTAATGAGTTAAAACAACAATTTCCTGAATTAACTGATGAAGATCTAAAACAATTATCAAAGCAAGGTGTACAAACGCCAGCCTCTCATAATAGATATATAAATGAAGATGCTGTTTTAGATGCTAATACAATACAGGTTTTATACTTTAATTACAAAACTTATAATAATGAAGTATTTAAAGTAAAGAAAACCGCAAGCGGCGCTGATAAAGCAATTCCAAAAACAGACCAATTCAATCCACCAAAAGATGAAAGATCAAGATTTACAAAAGAATCAAGATCAATAGAAGTCGTATATGATGGAGCATTTGTTCTTGGAACACAAAAAATGCTTAAATGGGGATTGGCTAAAAATATGGTTCGCCCTAAAAGTGATACAACAAAATGCATGCTTAACTATAGCATTGTAGCACCACGTATATATAAGGGCCGTATTGAATCATTAGTAAGTCGCATTACTGGATTTGCCGATATGATTCAATTGACGCATTTAAAATTACAACAAGTAATGTCAAGAATGATCCCTGATGGGGTATATCTTGACGCAGATGGTTTAGCAGAAATTGATTTAGGTAACGGAACAAATTATAATCCGCAAGAAGCATTAAATATGTTCTTTCAGACTGGTTCTGTTATTGGTAGATCAATGACTGGTGATGGGGATTTTAATTCTGGTAAAGTTCCAATTCAAGAGCTTACATCTAATGGCGGTAATAATAAAATAAGTTCACTTATAAATACTTATAACTATTATTTACAAATGATCCGCGATGTAACGGGATTAAACGAAGCGCGTGATGGGTCAATGCCTGATAAAAATGCATTGGTTGGTGTACAAAAACTTGCAGCGGCTAATTCAAATACCGCAACGCGACATATATTACAATCAAGCCTATTCTTAACAGCAAGATTAGCAGAAGCTATTAGTTTGCGTATTTCTGATGTATTAGAGTATTCTCCAACAAGAGATGCGTTTATTTCTAGTATAGGTAGATTTAATGTTGCTACGCTACAAGAAATCAAAGATATGCATTTGCACGACTTTGGTATATTTATAGAGCTATCTCCAGATGAAGAAGAAAAACAAATGCTTGAAAACAATATTCAGCAAGCGTTGTCTAGAGACCAGATATATCTTGAAGACGCAATTGATATTAGAGAAATAAAAAATATCAAACTTGCCAATCAATTATTAAAAGTACGAAGACGCAAAAAATTAGAGCAAGATCAAGCAACTGCAGAAAGAAATATGCAGATGCAATCACAAACTAATATACAAGCATCACA